AGCGTTTACGCGCTCACCCGGTAAGTCACCGGCATCGGCTAGAGTAATGGTTGAGACTTGGCTATTTTGGAAAAGTCTAAAAGCATCTACCGCGGTTATAGTTGTATAAACTACATCGGTAGCCATTTTAGGCGTAGTAGTCGTATAGCTAGTAATAAAGCCGCTAAACATCGGATACTCGACACCCTCATAAGTGCCGGTAATCTGTACCTTACGCATCGGAGTAAGTAAGCCGTAGTAAGGACCTGCCGCATTTTGAGGATTAAAGTCGCCATTTTGATCGACGATACGCAGAGTTAGCGTACCTGTTTGGAATACATCCGCTTGAGCGTTACGGCCTCTCATCGTAGTAATGCCGTCTACTTGATTAGATACGTCTACGATCAAAGCCTCAGAGTCTGCTAATACGTTTGTACCTAATTGGCCGCTACCTAAGATCATAGCTTGAGCAAAAGCCGGGCCTGTAGAAAAGTTGATAACCGCGTTAATCGTAGGGACTGTCATAGTGCACCGGCCGTACTAATCGGGTCTCCGCCTCGGTTAAGGCGTTGGATCGTATCCTGCACGAGAGTAGTAAATTCGTCCTGTTGCGCGATAACTCCGGCGCTAATATTTATATTATAAGTTGCAGGGTAGCCGGCTCCGTAATTCATCGTAGGGCTATAACCGCCTAGATCGGCTTTTTGTAAATCGCTTAAAGAGCTATAAAACTCAGTAGCCGATATAAACGCCGGAAGATCTTTTGTAGCGTTTGCCGTTTCCTCAACAGTTTTTAGAGAAAGCGTAGGATCAATTACCGCGCCTGTAACAAAAGGCGTATTACCGATCATAGTTATCCCTGATTTACGATAACCTGAATTAGTAGCGAGATCTCCACACCCTCCACCCTTGGCCAATAGTGATAAATATTCTTGTAGCGCCTTGAGCCGAGCCTCGTCAGCTTTCTTTTGAGCCGCTGCGACCCGATCAATCATAGATAACTCCTCCGACTCGCGGAGTTTCGTAAGGGTTAAAGATGCGTTAGTCGTTTTGCTTAAAGAGGCGAGCTTGGCGATCTCGGTTAGTTGTATTTGTACTCGCTCGCTATAACTTTCTTTAGCTGCTAACTCACCGGCGGCCGTAATAGCTGCGTTGTATTTACCGAAAGCGATATCGCGTAAACGCTCCTTTTCGCTTTCTGCCATCTTGCTATCGTTAATACCTTTTAGCTCGGTCAATAGTTGAGTGTTAAGAGCTGAAAGAGTTGCCTCGCTGATTTTAGTAATACCGGCTAGTTTGGCTAAATCCGCATTTTTCTGAAATGCTGCAAGCTCTCCGATTTTCTTAAGTGCAAGGTCGCCGTTATCCTCCTCGATAGCCTGTAAAGCCTCAAGGCGTAGGATCGTCTCTTTGTCATAAGTAGCACGTAAAGCCGCAGCGATAGAGATGCGGTTAGTGTCAAACACGGCCGCAGCCTTTGATAACGAAAGTTTATTCTTTTCTGCTAGCTGCGCTTTTTTCTGTAAAGCGATGAGCTCTTTTTGGCGCTTAAGAGCCTCTTTGTCCATCTTAGTTTTCTCAGTTTGAGACTGAAAATTCTTAAGATCCGCAGGTAAGCCCTGAGGAAAACCACCTTGGCGGCCTAAAACTATGTCTACATTTCGGCGTAAAGCACCGATCGAAAACCTGCCGAGATAATTCTTAAGAGCTCTACCTGCATCCTCTAAAACCCCTGCGCCCGGGATACTAGAGAATAAGTTACCAAGCTCTTTAGCTAGGTATGCCGTGTTAGTAATAAGTCCAGAGATGGAGTCCGCAGCCCCATCGACTTTGTCGATCAGTTTATCCATACCGCCGGCAGATGTACCAAGAGACGTTACAAGAGCTCCGCCGATCTGCTCGCTTGCCTGCTCTGCCGCGATCTTAAGGCGAGCTATCGATCCTGCGTAAGAGTCTGCCGCGTTTTTAGATTGGCCTGCGTATTGTGCCGCGATGAGTTTTTCTATCTCAAGGTATGACTTACTAGATAACTCAGCTTGAGTTAAGCCTAGGTTTAATTGGCGTAGGCCTTTAAGATTACCTACGTATGCCTGACTTAGGATTTTTGTAGCTGATACGAGATCCATACCCGTGCCGGCACTTACATCGAGTGCGGTGTTGAGCATCGATTGAGCAATAGTGGTAGATCTAGTTACCTGAGCTAGTTGGATAAATGAGGGTTGGAGTACATCGCGATTAACACCCGTGGCCTTTTCTACGGCATCAATGTAACCCTCTGCCTCGGCGGTAGCAAAATTAAAACCTAAATTACGTAAAGCGGTATCGAGGCGCTTAGCCTCTGCGATCTGCTCGCCATAAGCTGATACGGCTTTTTTAGAATAACTTAAAAGAGCTGCGGCGCTAAAAGTAACTCCGAGAGTACGACCTAAATTCTTTACGGTTTTCTCAAAACTTTTTATCTGACTTGAGCCTTTAGATAAGGCTTTTCCGTTCCACTCGGCAACGGCGGATACGATTAAGTTAGGCATCGCCATTATGCGGCCAATGCGTAAGTGGCCATACCGTAACGGCCATTATTAAAGTTATCTACGGTTTTTTCTATAGCCCTATATACAGCATCTTGAGCTTTACCCTGATCCTCTTTCCACGCGCGATAAATCATACGGCCGCGCTCGGCTTGCTTATCTCCGTAGAGTGGACCCATACGGCTAATAAAGTGAGCACCTGCGCCCGGGTTATTTGATCGGCTATTAGGATCACCGCCCGGGTTTTTACGTCCGGCGGTCTCATAAATGGCACCGGCGGCAGATTTATTAGCTACAAAATAAAGCGCTTGCCATCCGTTGCGGTTTTTCTTACTAGGAGCCTGAGAATAATAAATACCTTTTTTAACGGTCTCTGCATCATAAAGTGGAAACATACGTAAACGACCCTCAGTATTAAATGTCCTAAACATCGAGTTACGTGCGGTTATGGTTTTACCTGCGCTTCCCTCTCGCCACATATAAAGATTATCGGGCTGAGGGTTTGGCGCGTAGCCTCGTGCCTTGTCCCGGATAGGCAACATAGCCGCACGTACCTCGGCGTTCATCTCTTTAAGCATTTCAGGATCGAGCCTACGGAGAGCTTTAACGGTTTCGCGTACGCCTTTTATAGCTACCGGCATTTTTATTAGCCTCCTCCGCTTGCTCGTTTAATACCTTTACTAACATCTTAAACATCTCGGCATCTAAGTCGAGTATCGCTTGAGGCGCGACCCCTAACCGTATTGATAGTTGCGCTACCAAATAAGTTAGAGTGCCGCGCCCTAAGCTAAAGGTAGATCGTCTAGGACCTCGACTTTTGCCAAGGTATCTAAAAATTCTGCCCCAAACATCGGTACCGTTTCGCCGCTAGTACGTAGGCACTCCCACGCTAACCAGTAAACGTCGCTTTGTTTCTCGTCATCTCTAAAGGCTTTATGAAAACCTTTTTTTGCATATAACTCAAAGGCGTACTCAATTCGCGGCGAGATTTGATGCTCTGTTACCTCGCCCGTAGCCCTTGTTATTTTGAGTCGTGCCATTTGTTGCCCCTTTGTTAGTTTGTTATGGTGCGGTAGTAATTACGATTGGTGAGTTACATGTAAACGTAATGCTCTGAGTACCGATATCTCCGACGGCGCCGTTAATATCTGTAGTGTTATTTACCAAAATGGTAGTTGCGTACTGAGGGTTAGTAGCTGACGTAGTTGCGCTAGTTTGCTTTAGCGTAATTGGTACGGTCGTACCCCAAGCTGCCTGCAAAGTAGCGTTTACGTTTGCCGCTGCGGTATCGCTCAAAAAGTCTAGAGAGATCGTGCTTGTCTCCAAACCTTTTGTAAATTTTCTGCTTGAGTCGCCCATGGCCGTGACCTCGAGCTCCTCAAATACGCGGTTAATTGTCGCGCTTGTAACGTGATCAGAGAGTGCAACCGAGTTAAGGGTTACGACTACTCCGTTTGATAGAAATACGGCCATCGCCTATTCCTCGCTTTTCTCTGTAGTAGGTGTATGTGTTTTTGTTTCTTTTTTTGGTGCTTCGGTGATCTGCCCTATCTTAATAAGAAAGGCGATATCTTCATCGGTTAGGCTCATGCTTAACTCCACTCGGTTAGTATTGAGATAGTGATGTCTGTCGTTAGTAAATCGCCGCTTTGTACGCTGAGTACGCTCGGAGCACTTACGGCCCCAATATTCATAACGATAGGCGAGGCTGCTAACTTTTGGAATACGGCGCATACAAGCGACTCGATGCCTTGTAAATTTCCTTGGTTGTCGTAGAGCGGCACCGTACAAATAATTCTAAAGGATGCCATCGGCGAAATATTGGCGTAGTCGTTATTGGTAGGTGTTATGTATGGATCTGCCGGGCTAACGATTACGCTATTAGCGGTAATAGTTGCAGGCGGAAAACTGTACGTATTCCACACGTTTGCATTAGCAAGGGCCGCAGCTAGTGAGGCACGTAAAGTAGTAATAGGTACCGGCATTTATCCGCACATGCTTCCGGGATTTTGATAACCGGCGATGAGCCCGCGAATTTTGCCGATCATCGCATTACCTAAACGGTAGGGGCTTGGACTAAATCCGTCGATGGATACGCCGCCGGTTTGGCTAACCTGCCGGGCCTGAAAAATGTCTACCGCTAAAACCATGGCGGCTTCTCTTATGGCCGGCGTAGTTGCGTAGCTATTTGTTTTTGTATCCGTGCCTACGGCTGAGCCGTAGGGAAGTACGCGCGTAAAATTAGCGTTAGCTGCGGTTTTAGCAAACTGTATAAAGCTATAACCGTTAGGCCAATTAAAAGCCATATTATTAAATGCTATAGATGGAAATTGAGTAGTAGTGCCGGCGGTCCACGGGATCGTGCCGGTAACTGTATAGGTACCGTTATAAGTTGAGCCGCACCCACTCAAGGTTATTGAGTCCCCGGTGCTAAATATTGCAGGGTTAGCGATCATTACCGTAGCTACGTTATTTTGTAACGCGGTGCCTACGACCGGTGCGGAGTCAAACCATAAAAATTGATTTAGTAAATCCTGCGCAGCTTGGCAACAGGTCTCGAGGATATCCGACGAGTAAAGGTTTTCGATGCCGAGGTTAGCGCGTAGCTCGGCTTCGGTTACGTACGTGGCAGGCATCTTATTCTCCTTA